ATACTAGATTGATAGCTTCTTCTGCCGATCTGGCTACTCCACAGATGACTGGATACTGCTGCATCTTATTTATAAAATGTTCCTGATCTTTCCGCAGCTTGCCTTTTTCTGTTTTAACTTCAATAAAAATATGTTTTCCATCTGATTTTCGGAAACCGGACAAGTCTGGGTGCCCCTTTGGTAAACCTGTATCGAACCACCGACCGTCTGCCATCCTGACTTTGCCCACATTATTTCTAAAAATTACGGCATAAGGATTGAGTGCCAAACGTATATTGTTTTGTACGTCAGATTCTTTCAAACAATAACCTCCCCGTTTTATTTTTGGAAGGGTTACAATCACAACCCTTCCACGGTTCTAAGCCTTGTGCGCCAACAGATTCAACGATTTACCAATTCATCATTGGAAGGGTTTTGCAGTTTTTACCAAAACCCTTACAGTATTCTTTTTTATTTTTTCTTTTTCAATTTTTTCTTTATAACCCTTCCAACCCTTCCAAAAAGAAAAATAAAGTAATATAAAGGTTGACATGACAGCTTTTGTGGAGTGGAAGGGTTTAAGCAAAACCCTTCCGCAACCCTTCCGCAACCCTTCCAATCATTGAAAAATTAATTAGAACTATTATAAATAACTCTGTTTTCCTAACGTTTGTTCCCAGAACATATGTTAGGTCAAATTTAACCGCAAAGGTTCATCGTTAAAATCTCTTTTCAACTTAATTCCTACATAATGAATACCATTACTGGTTATTTTTGGAAACTTCTGAGCCATCTCTTTACCGAACCTGGTATTACTCATCACGAACTGGTTATTCTCTTTTGCCCAACTGTGATAGATGTTATATAAATCCTTTGACTTCTCCCTCTCTCCCTCTCGACGAAGGCAGCACTCTTCCAAGAACAGTTCAACAACATCCATTTCAGTCCGGTATTCATTGCGTTGTTGTTTAATAATGTCCGGTTCATTCAATCCGATCCGTTTCCATTCTTGATAACCTTCAACCGCCCAGTTTAGGATTGCAGTCATTTCTCTTCTGAGTTTGTATTTAAGGTTTTTATCAACTTTATTAGCCGGTATCTGCACGGTAAACGGAATGATTGCCAACCTGCGCCATATTCCATCATCAGTCCCGCGAATGATTGGTTTGTGATTTGTTGCCATCCACATCTTAAACTGCGGATCATAGTCAAACTCTTCACCATACAGAAACCTTGCTGTCACTGTATCCCCACCAGTCAACTGTTTAAGCAGACCTTCATCAAACCGCATTCCATCATTAGGCTCTGTGGAGGTAACTAATCTCGAGCCGTCCAATTTAGCTATATCGCTGTTGGCATTTCCTTGTTGCTGTTTCACCATCAACGTCTGCGGCTGAATGTTCGTGGTATAAGATCCCATCATTTCGGTTATAATATCTAAAAATACTGATTTACCGTTACGGCCATTTCCGTGAAGAATAAACATGACTTGTTCGATTGTTGACCCGGATAAGGAATATCCGACTGCTCGTTGCATATAATTAATTAAATCCTGGTTTCCATCGAAAATCTGATCCAAGAAGTCTATCCACTGCGGACAATCGATTTTATCCGTATATTCAACTGTGGAAATTTTAGTAAAGAACTTGTTTTTATCGTGATCGTTCAATTGTCCGTTTTTAAGGTCGATGTATCCGTTTTGTACGTTTATGAGATGTTCATCCTGATCAAACTCTTCTGGTTTGATTGGGAGCAAATGCTGGCTTTCTTTCAGCATGTTTGTTTTACCGTTCGAGCCACGGGAATATTTCACATGTTTTTGTTTGAAATTAGCAGCCTGTTCCTCATCCACATCATCACTGGTGTACAGTGGCTCTTCCTTCATTTTTACTAATATTTCATCAACTAATTTTTTTGTTTTTCCCTCTTGATCTAAAACCCACATCTTACCGTTATAGAAGTACCATGATTTTCGAATGTAGCTGTACCTCGCGATGTCACCAAATGTATCTGTAAATCGTTCAGCATTTCCTGTATCGTCGTAAGAGTAGTATTTTTTCTCAACTGGTTTTGTACTGTCTTCCATCACATATAAGTTAAAGCCATCATTAGATTCCGGGTTAAAAACATTCGTGCAGTCTTGGATTGCTTTATTTAACGTTATTTCTGAATAAAAATATTCCCCGCGTTTGCTGTCCCATTTATCACGATATAATGAAGATTTTCGAAAAATACTGCCCATCTTCTCGTAATCACGGTTTGTCCAGAAAGCAAGATCGTTAGCGAAGGCCATATCTGCCTCTGACCAACTGGGATAGAATTGGTCCCAGCCGCCTTGCATAAATAATTTAAATCGAACGCCGTTTTTACTGTTTGAAGCAATCCGAATAATTTCATCCTCAGACAAACCATTGCCTTCTGATTCTGATAGATTCATTGGTTTCATCGGTTCATCACTGGCTACATACTTATTGTGCAGATAATTGATTTTTCCATAATCGGAATCGTCCGCAATTTCTGTGAATCTTCCAATCCGGTGATTACTGATTGTGAAGAAACGACCTGATCCGTACATTTCCACGTTACCCTTTCGACTTCCACCCTTCGGCAACTCACCTTTTGCAATAATGTGAATACCATTTCCGCTTGGAGATATTTCAGAATAACTCTCCATCAACTCGATAAATTCAGCAACAATGTTTTCTGATTCATCATTCTGCAGGTACTCATCAATCTGCGGACGAACATCATCAATATCAATTCCAAAGTATGGTGCTTTAAAGAAAAACCCAATTCCATCACAGTTAAATTCATTGATTGCCCTTAGAGCAGTATCAAAACTGCTCCAGGTGCTTTCATCATTACTTTTTGCTAAACTGCCATCATTAGCGTTTATCGGTATCTTAGTTAGCTTTCCGTTTCTATCTTTCAGCTTAAATCCACACCAATGAATTAATTCTTTAAGTTCTTCCGGTACTTGTTCGTAAATGGTCATTACCCCCCTCCTTTTGTTTTTAGATTGATAGCTTTAGAATGGGAGATCATCCGAATTAATTTCTGGCGCATCATTCATATTTACGCCACCTTGATTTCCGTTATCCGATGACTGTTTCCATTGATGCTGCACATCTGGGAACTTCGTTTGCCTCCACTGCTTCACATTCAGATTTTCATATGTTTTTCCGTTATATTCGGATGTTTCGTTCTTAACCAATACCAGAGCAGGTTTACCCACATAATCATTCAATAACTCATCGAAACTGCCGTAAGTTTTACCTGATTGTAACTGGCAAGCCTTTCCGATCGTATTAAATATCATCATATTATATTTACCAGTAGCTTTTGCTTTAAAATTCTTTTCAAAAATATGCTGATTCTGGTGCGGCTGATCTAAGTCATTACGAATCACTAAATCAAATTCTGCGTATTCTGCGCCGGACGGCGTGGCATCTTCTTTCGTTTTGTTGACAATAACCTCATAAAGTCCGTCTTTAATTCCACCTTCAAATGTGTTGTTGAAATCTAAACTAAATCCTGCCATTTATAATCTCTCCCTTAATTAAATTTATTTTTTATAAAAATCCTAGATGTTTGGCCTGGTGATAGGCCCATCCTTGCGGTTTATCGTACCCTCTGTTTTTTCCTAACCGAATCAACTCAGACATACTATTACAGTCCGATGGCTCTCTTGTATCCAATGTGATAACTGGAGATTCCATTACTTCTTCCAATTCAGCATCACCATCCACCTCATAACCTGTCTGCTCTTTAACCTCCGGCTCATGCCCGCACATCGGGCACCACTTATGGTTTGGCGGATAAACTGCAAAACAGTTTTCACATTCCTTGATTTTAATTTCAGGTTCATCACCGGATGATTTTTTCTTTCCTTTCAAACTCCACTCTCTCTCATCATCAGGCAAGCCATGCCTCCTTACGTTATCTACATGATCTATAATGATTGATGTTTTACCAGGTCTGTATCGCATACCTCTCATAGATTGCTGTATGAATAGAGAGAGCGACTGTGTCGGCCTTAGCATGATAACTGTGGAACAATCTGGAACATCAAACCCTTCACCTATAATGTCAACATTGGTGAGTATCTTTATTTCTTTATCCCTGAATTTCTTGATAATCTCACCGCGTTCTTCCTTGGATGTTTTTCCGTCAATGTGTGCAGCAGGTATTTCTTGTTGATTAAATTCATCCGTTGCTTGCTTGCTCGCTTCTACATTGTGGCAGTATGCAATAGCTTGTTCGCCATCAGCCAACTGCTTGTAATGTTTAATCACGTCACCATAAATTTTATTTTCGTTCATCACTGCATCAATAGATGTGGAAGAAAACTCACGCATACTGTTTAATTTCAGGTTTTCTGTATCAATCAGTTTTGGTGCGTAATATTTATATGGAGATAGATATCCATTGTCTATCAACCACTTGGCATCGACTTCCTCGATTAGAATATCGTTTACATCACCTAAGCCCGACCCGTTTAGTCTGACTGGAGTTGCTGTGAATCCAATTCGTTTAACGTCTGAAAAATGGTCGTATATTTTTCGGTAAGATGCAGCCATACCGTGATGATTTTCATCCGTAATAATCAACTGTGGCTCTTTTAACTTATCCAATCGTCTTACTACAGTTTGAACCATCCCAAGATAGACATATTGCATGTCCACGTTATTGGATTGAAACGTCTCTCTGATTTGATCCACAAGTTCTTTCCTGTGGACTAAGAACAGTATCCTACTTCCTTTAGCGGTAGCCATTCTTGCTATATCTGATATGATTACTGATTTTCCCGAGCCACAAGGAGCAACCACACAAGGAGCACGGTAACCATTTATATAAGCCTGTCTTGTTTTATTTACCAGTTTTTGTTGGTATGGATGGAGCGTGAATGTCAACCATCTTCACCGTCGCCCTCACGACCAATCTGGAAAATGTGTTCCTGTAAGCAAAATTCCCTCTGATCCAATTGGTTTTTCGCAAAAATACTGTTACTCGGAGTTAGAATAAATCCTCTTTTGCCTGTCTTTTGATTGATTGCCAATTTCCCTACGACTTGGCAAAGCCCCATAAAGTTGTTGGTTATTTTATTTCTTAAATCAGGCATCCTTCTGTTAAAAAACTGACCACCCTCTGTTTGAAATTCATCTGTTATCTCCCAAGCAAGATAAATCGTTTTTTTACCCAGAGAATTAATAAATCTCAAACTATCAATTAAGAAAAAATCAATCTGCTGGTAATGTTGCATTTCTGGAACTCTATTATTTTTTCCGGTTCTGCCTAAATTTCCAAGCATCGAACGAAATAATTCAGACATATTATCGAAAGCGATGTTGTCATACTGCGATAAATCAGCTTTATTCAGCCATTTTATTAATTCATTCCATTCTTCCCAGGCGTTGTGGGTATCGAAGTCTAAAACGTCAATGTTTTCATTTCCCTTTAAAGGATATTGTGTTTTATCAATAGCCACGTACAGTGTTTTTCCTTCTAGAAAATTTAATGTATGAGTTTTACCTGTCCCTGGAGCAGCATATAAAAGATAAGTGGCACGATGATCTGTTATTTCTGTTGCGTTGCTTATTTTCATCGAATCCTCACACTATCGCCTTGACTTAATTCAGCACCAGGAACTTCCTCGCCATCCTTTAACATCTCTTTGATGTATTGCTTGTCCAATTTCGGTTCAACCGGAACATAATATTCTTGCGGTATCAATTTATCGTCATTTATAGCCACGCTAGGCGGGTTTTTCTGAATCGAATAGGTAAATATCCCGGCTTTTAATTTACGATTGCCTGTGTCTTCTAACGCGCTTTGTGAGTATTGTTTTAAGTTCTTGATGTTGTTTTCGATTGATTTACGTTTATCAGCCAGTCGTTCTTCTTCATTTTTTAGCGCAGTTGCTTCACCATCTAGATTACGGATGAGTTTTGCTATGTTTTCTAGCTTGTCCTCGATTGCTAGATCAATAGCGTCAAGCGTATCTCGCAAGCCTTCATTGCCTTCTTCGATTAACGCTTGCACTTCCATAAAATTTGACGATAATTCATAAAGATTTGTCATTATTCTTCCTCCTTGAAGAAATCTTCATATTCTTTTTCTTTCATTATTGTGAAAAACCGGACGCCTTCATGTTCAAAAGATAATTCAAAAGGATGCTCCGCTTCTTCATTCCGACTAACTTCAACTTCTCTTGCATCCATATATTCTTTAAAAGACTCATCAGACATTTGAACGATTGGTTCTCCGTGCGAAGTGCGCATAAAACCGATAAAACCTTTTTTATAGGCTTCGTTAACCATATCTCCCAAAGACACCACGGCATCCAACGTTTCATTTAAATCCATTTGTTCTTCATCCTCTCGTGTGCTATAATCCACATATTCTTGATTATTATTTGCAAGCTGTCTGGTGGGATAGCCTGTCTTTCTTATTTGCGTAATTTCCGGATGTTCTAAGTCCATTTATTGTTCCTCCTCTGAATTAAGGTAATTCATTAATATCTAACGTTTCTCCTGGTCCTTCTGTTATCTCTCCATCTTCATAATTGAAAATGTCCCCTCTCATTAAGATTATTTTGTTTTTCATTTCCGAAACATCTATTTCCGTCCATCACCTCCTCTCAAGAATTAATAATTATTGCTACATATAAAGCCACACCGGCAACTACCGCTAAAAACTGATACGTCCTGTCCGATTTGACAATTCTCTCAATCAAGTAATCACCTCCTTAAAGTGCGATTAATAGAATGACTAGACAGACACCGCCTACGATTAGCGCTTCGAGTTCATCGCTCATACTCCGTCTCTCAGTCTTT